TTTCATGCAGTATTTCGCCCAGAGGAATCGGAGGATGACGATATTGCCACAGAAGTTATGAAGACAATCCGACCACCGCATTCAGAGGAAGAACTCGTGAATGATCCGCCTAATCAGGCCGATCTAAAACTTGCACGTGAAATCTCGTACTCATCAGAAGTCTTTGAGTTCTTGATGTTCTCCTTATCAAAGGACATTCAAATGGATGACTATGAGTCCCTTCGCAAGTCAATCGCAAACCCATCTGAGACCCTGTATAAGGATCTTACAAAATGGCTCGATGATCAAGCGTATTGGGATTCAGTGGATGAACCGGTTCAGTTTGTGAACAAGGTTCGCACACCGTGTGGACAGATGCTTAAAGATACATGTAAGAAATCAACGTTATGTGGTTGGCACAACGATACGTGTAAAATCAAAGTTAAGCCGATTGTAGAGAAAAACAAGATTCTCATTCGTCTGACCAAGACCTTGAAGGATAACACAAAACAACGTGCATTGGTATTAGATGGTCGCCTATCTCCCTTCTTTAGTACCGTCCTATATTTAGAAATGCCTCATGAACTGATTACGAGCACAATCTAGACATAGTCGTAATACCGAACAAACCGAGCGTCAACAGAACGCTCATTATGGTAATCAGAGATTCCACCTATAAGATCGGAAAAGCTATCTTCACCCGCAACAATTTGAGGATTAGATCCATATGACTTCCACTCAGGAGAGGTCTGAATATTCTCAACAAGATACCGATCAACCTCCTTTGGATACGACTTTGCATAGACATCAACCATGTGACGCATAAGCTTTTCACTCATAGCATATCCTGAACAGTTCCATAACCTATTGGCCTTAATTGTATTTGGTCCCATTCGTGTGTCTTCAATAATATTATAATCCCAACGATTCAAATCGTGGTTTTGATCATATGTAATATGATCATTTGAAACAAGCGGAACATATCCAAAATATAGTAAGTCCCAGTCCTCTGGTACGAGGGACATGAAGTTCCGCGTCATCTGTTCAGAGTTTCGGTGAATTCGCACATCATCCTCAAGAACAAGGATTTTCTTCTTACCCGATGCAAGTGCATTATTCCAGATTGAAACGTGACTGATTGCACATGCAAGAACATTTGCATTGATGTGATACTTATGTTGTTTGCTAAGCATCTCCCAATATCCAGACACAATCTTACCAGGCAGACCTTCTGCTCGTTGAACGTTCAAATCAAAAAACTTGAACTTCCGGCTCATACCATCCCATCGATCTGGTCGAGATGCTAAGTTGAGGCAATACACTCCATCGAACATTCTGTTCCACAAATGCGGCATATTTCTATACCGACGTACAACTGTAAATCAATTCGGGTTTCCGACCTGATTTATGGTGCGTTCATGGGGAATCGAACCCCAGCTAAAAGAATGGAAATCTTTGATCCTACCACTAGACGATAAACGCAGTTATAGCAGTGCATCGTTTCGATCGATGGTCCTACTGGTTATGAGCCAATCGCGCTTCCTCTGCGCTACACTGCTGTTGCCCCATGATGGAATCGAACCATCGACCTACCGCTTACAAAGCGGGTGCTCTACCCCTGAGCTAAAGAGGCATATAAATCTTCATAATCCCAATCTCAATACATTTTGATTGAATGACTGGAAGAACTGCAGACTGGGCTTCACGCTCAGCCTTGCGTGCCTTTGCTGCATCATACTTTTTCTTCCGTTCTAGGAAGTCGGCTAGTTGCCTCATTCGCAGAGCACAAAGTTGATCTGCAGCACGTCTCTTAGCAGAGATCTCATTGAACTTCTTACTTTCTTCGGTCCACTTTCTGTAAAGTACTGTATGGACACGTTCTAACTCCTTGTCTTTAAAACCCGAAGCTTGCCATGCTTTGTATGCATCTCCCGATTGGAGCGCAAGTGGTGAAACTATTTCAGTTGAATACCTCTTTTCTTCAACTACAAGTCGATTGAACTCTGCATCTGCATTCTTAAGAGCCTTATGAAATCGTGAAGTCATTTTTACCGGTGCTTATCCGGTTTGTTGGATAGTTGAAATCCATTTTACGTCATCGTAAAGACTCCTCTTTACGCCTTCTGGGTCTTGATGAAGTGCACCTTCAGGAAGCTCTGGAGGTTGAGGTAGGTGACCTCATCCTTGTCGCCGACACGGAGGAGCTTGGCGAGCGCGGCGTTGGGGAGGATGCGGCGCTTGAACGAGGGGTCAAAGCACGAGTGCGTCTTGACGTACTCGCTGATGAACTTCGTCACCTGGGTCTGCGAGCGGGTCTCACCAGCCTTGAGGCCCATGAAGGCGCAGAGCTCATCAGTGAGCGGGCGCTGGACGAGGAAGGCGTTGTTGGCGCGACGGGCCTCCCAGACCGCCTTCTCCTCGGGGGTCATTGTGGCCGGGTCCTTGCGCTTCTTCTTCTTGGAGTCGCGGGCCTCACGCTTGGCCGTCTTCGCCGCCTCCTGAACAGCCTTCACGGCGTCACGGACACGGACTGAGAGCTCCGAGCTGAGCGTCTTGAGCGTCTCAGCGAGGGCGGCAAGCTGGACCTCCGAAGAGACAGCGGGAGTAGAAGATGGCTCAACAACCGGGGATGCAACTGTTGGGACAGTCACCTCGGCCTTCGCGGGCGTGGCAACCTTGGCGGTCTTAGCCTTGGGCTCGGCCTTCACCTTGGGCTCAGCGGCCTTGGTGGCAGCCGCCTTGGGGGCGGGGGTAGCAGCAACAACGGGGGCGGGGGCGGCAACGGTCTTGGGGGCGGAATCCTTCTTGGCGGCAGGCATCTTGTTTGACTTAGAAACAGAAGAAGAGGACGACATCTTTAACGCAGTGGTATACTCTTACCATCGGCGGTCATGTAAGCCCTTTTCTTTTCTACAAAAGGGGGAGGGGGTCTCTTGGAGAAAATCAACATTCGTTCCTTGGCTCCGAGGTAGTATGCTTGGTAAGCCACGACAGGATCCGGATTCTTAAATTCATCTGGCATGGCCATTCGAAATGGAGTCTGAGCAATCATCGGCAAGGGTGGGAAGTTGTCCGAGAGCCAGAGGATATGCTCCTCAGTCTTGTGCTTCTTGCCATATCGGTACGTATATTCACGGCAGAGACAGAGTCCAAGATCTGAGAGCCAACGATAGTTCTCAACGGATTCACGAACCCAAATTGCACAAGGGTGATTTGGGTGAGTTTTCTTATAGGCAGTTGGAGGTAACCCATCTGGATCTAACATCCAGTGAGCACAATAGAGGAGCTGAGCGGTTTCAAGAATCATCTTGACGACATGTTTGTCGCAATGATACTCGGCAGTGGTGCGAGGGTCTAATGAGAGAGCAAAGATATTCATGGTGTATTCAGGTAAGCTTTACGATATCAAATCTGTTTTCAACAGCGATAGATGGCCGACATAACGGAAAAAATGGTTATATACGGCTCCTTTTGATAGGTTATAAATCGCATTAAGACCCTTAGAGAGTTAACGACATAAGATAAAGAGTTTGCCCGAAGAAGTGGAGGAGACAGCATATAATCACACCATACATGAAGAGGACCATGAGGTTTCCCCAAATCCTCCCGTATGAATTTCCACATTGCAATATGAGAGGGCTTGGACAATTGTATTAGTTGACCAGGTGAAACATCGACAAAGCCATTATCAACAAACATCTGGCATAAAAAATTCCATCGAACTCGGATCCGTTCCTCTACATGTTCTGGATCAAGTGGGGTCATTATAAAATGACGATTTCGATATGACCACATTTCCTTGAGACGTTTGCGCGTATCGATTGTCAAGGGAACCTTCGTGTACGGGTTGGATGGCTCAAGTGATTTCAGAGACCAGATCCAAATTGTCTTGAAGTCAAACCACCAAGTCTTACCGTTTTCGGTAAATGCAAAATATTCGAATGGATGTTGTCGGCTACTTTCCTCGCATGTCATGAGGTCGTCATCATTTGCAAGCCCTTTTCGCCTCAAGACACCGGGTCCAGCTAACCTGCACCGATGCAAAATAAGCCATCTACGTGCAATGGATTGGCATTTGACGATACGAGCATCATTTTCAAGGACATTCTTCCAAATTTGGACTGTCTTTGCTCTCATATGTGTCCCACATAAGCTATGTCCCTTGAGTGCACTCGCAGCGCACTGGTTAGCAGATCCCTTCTTCTTGACCGCTGCACAACGGCCCATTATGTGTTTCTCGGATAGTTCTTGAAAGCGCCAACCGAGTCAGGAAACGTTAAGACAAAATGGATTTACATCTAGGCTACGTCATAGGATCACACAACAAGATCAAAATGTCCGTTAACGCAATCATCAACGCTTCCAACCTCGACATCAACAAGGTGACTTTCGGTGATATCCGTATCAGCAAGAACAATGGGTCCAAGAGCGTCCCAATCAAGTACAATGGTCAGAACTTTCAGATGCGTATCCCCAAGCTTCAGTATCCTATGGGGGTTTCAGTGAAGGAGACAGAGAACGGCACTAACTACACGATGCTCGCTAGCCTGCGCGGGTGCGACTCCTATGCGAAGGAGCGTGCACCAGCCGAAGCAGGTGAGGTCGGTCAGATGTACAACTTCCTCAAGGATCTTGAGGAGAAGGTGATCAAGACGGCTGTGGCGCAGTCCAAGTCGTGGTTTGGTCGCGAGCGCAAGGAGGACGTCCTTCGCGACAGCATGAAGTCGCTGGTCAGCCCTAGCGTGGAGAAGCAGGGTGCTGAGTGGGTGCCGAACGGGAAGTATCCGCCAAGCTTCCGCATGAAGGTCCCGGTCTACCCTAACGACAAGGGTGTTCCAACGGTCAACATGGACGCGGTGGACATGGCGAATCGCCCGATTCCGCTGACTCCTGAGAACCTGGAGTCGGTCTTCCCGAAGCGCATGGAGGCTCGGTTCATCGTCAACCCGAGTATCTACGTGTCCGGGCAGGGATTTGGAGTGACGTGGCGAATCTCGTATGCACAGGTGTCTGCTCAGGCACGCGTCTCGGCTGCTCAGCTGTTTGAGCCGGAGGAGACTGAGGATGCGCCTCAGACTGCACAGGTTCCTCAGGAGACAGAGGAGCAGGAGGAACAGCAGGAGGAGGAGACAACTGAGACTCCTCCAGCACCGGCTCCCGCTCCGGTTGCAGCGCCTCCTGCACCTGCAAAGGTGGCACGCCGTCGGCCAGTGGGTGCGGTGATCTAGGTGCAAGTCCAACCAACTCCCAAACACGTGATCCACTAGGTGGAACACAGACGAACAGATCATCGTCTATAAAAACAATTTTTTCCTTAGAAGGGAAGGTCAGCTTTGTGGTCATATTCTCACAAGCTAATCGTTTAAGACAACGGGTACCACACTCTGAGCATTCATGAATCGTTGGAGGATTCAACACCATCTCGAGGGTGACAATACGAGAGGCTCCATATAGACACGCTTCTAAGATCTGATGAGGTGTCATCCACTCATCTGTATGAAAACGTTCGACAGCGGTTTGCGATACAACTGACCACAAGCTGTCTTCTTGCGTCCATCCATCCTCTTGAAGGAAGGTAGCAAACGGGTTCTCATAGAACCACAAAATCCGAAAATCGGCGTGATTGGTCAGAGAATGCTCAATGAGACCAACACGCGTGAGTTCTTCAGAATATAACCAATAAACATTTGCATGAGAGTACTGTGTATCGCGGGAACCCCGATAGACATCACGATCATCCATATTCCAGAGATCGGACACGACATCGACGTCATGTTCACAAATGTCCCTGGATACATTTTCATAAATAACAGTTGGGTCAAGGATTGACTGCATTAATTAAACGATACGACAACATTGACGTCATGATGACGCACAGCCTTCGTTGCCGAACGGCTCAGCTCGTGCCTCTTCCTACGAGTGCCATCCTCAGCTGTCTTTGGCTGAATTGTCGTTGAGCATGCCTCCATGTCTGCGTGGATTGCATCATAATTGTCCTCCAGGTACTTGAGAACCTCGTCCTGGATTGCCCACTCAAAGAAGTTGAGCTGTCCAACGGTCGTATCCAGTCCCATAAACTGGATGCGCTTCCAACGGCAGAAGGGGTCAAACATCTTCTTACTATACGCCTTCAGGTGAGACTTGTAAGCAAGATACACAACAACATGACGGTTGCCCGTGGCAAGATATGATACATTGTGCTTCTTTGCATAGTTAGTGACTAGCCAGTCCAAAAGACGTAAGCTGATACGAGAATCCCCTGAGAGAATTGTTTGAACTTTTGTGAAATTTTCAGGAACCGAGTAGAATCCTTGAAGACGGTGAAGAACCCAATGATCGCGATTCTGGATAACCTCCATTTTTGTATTCTTACTGCGGTATTCTCGCTTAAAATAGGTCGGTAAGACAAGACAAATGACTGCGATTGATGCTCCTATGACAATTATGGATCCGAATATAGAGTTTGTTGAACGTCCTCCTCCAGACGAAGGTCTCGGTGTGCCGATTGCAGTCTGCACTGGAGAGGTCATTAGTCGTCTTCGCGAGTCGGGAGGAGTTATGGAAGCAACAACTCCGGGTCTTTTTATGATGATCGAGGGTGATAAGGAATATAACACATTCCTAGAGATGCTTCGTGACCAGCCTCAACTTCCTGATCCTGTATTCAAGGAGGGTGAGGTTTCATGGACTGTTGAGGATGCTGGCTTTCCACTTGATCAGATGGATTCATATGATATCGCATTTAAGAAGATGTATGAGGACATGTTCAGTCGTGCAAATGAACTTGGAACCATGGGTCCTGGAGAGTTTGAGATGCGTTTGAGTCGGCTCCAAAACGAACTTTCGGAGAGCAAGGTAGAGAACATCAATGGAGGATGCGCTGTCCTCATACCTACTGGAGGATCGACCATATACACAACTGAACGTCCGTCTTCGTCGGTTCATAATCTTTTGCAAGTCATTAGCCCCGGGTCTATCGTACCGCCTCCTGAGGAGGGAGGTTATGCAGGCGATGCAGAAGTTGATGATGGGAAATGTGGGTCGCCTGTGGATGCGTGATCGTGCGTTCGAGCGGACCGTTCGCCTCTATGGCAAGAATGACCAGCGCACAGATGCATGGCTAAACACTCGTGGCAAGATGATCACTGCGTCGGAAGTTTCTAAGGTGTGGCAGACACCTGCATCTCGCCTTGAACTTCTAGAGAAGAAGCTGGATCCACCTACGAGGTCGGATGGGTCGAATCCAATACCCGCATTGATCTGGGGAACACGATTTGAACCGATTGCAAAGAAGATCTACGAAGATACAACACATTGTGAGATCATTGATGTTGGTTGTTGTCAGCATCCAGTTCATGCTTTTCTAGGAGCATCTCCAGACGGTCTGATTATCCCCAAGTATGCAGATGCTGACCCATATCGCTACGGGCGCCTGGTTGAATTTAAGTGTCCGATGAGCCGTGCTCGCAAGGATGAGATCCCAAGTTATTACGTGCACCAGATGCAGATGCAAATGGAGTGCACGGGGATTGATGAGTGTGAATATGTTGAGTTTCGATTCAAGCAGGTGAACTTTACACAATGGGATATAGCCACAGAGACTAAGGGAGTCTTTGCAGTAGACCAAGATGGAAAGGTTGAGTACAAGCCAGATATGTTTGATCTTCATGAATGGCAGTGTTCTCTCACAGAGGACCACCAATACATCTATTGGATCTTAACAGATATCAAGAAGGACTTTGTTCCTAAAGATCCAAATTGGCTTTCGGATCACCTTTCAGAATTGCGCGAATTTTGGAATGACGTTGAACGACATCGCGCGGCCGGGACACGACCGGAACCACTACCGCCGAAGGTTCCGACTCTTGACCTCTAAACCAATCACACACCCTCGTATACCAAGATCGATGTGTTGATGCAAACTTCTTATTCCATTCATCAATTGTGAACTGGTTTCCCATGCTCAGATTGCAACGAGAGCAAATAGGAATTAGATTTTTCACATCTGTTGTTCCACCTTTGGATTCTGGAATATTGTGCCCACATTGAAAATCAAATACGTTCATGGTATTCGTACACCACGAGACCTTGCATTTGTATTGAAACTTAGGGCCTATATGAACAAGCCACACTTGTTCACGAAGCGCTCTTGGGATTTTTGTTTTCATTAGTTCTTCTCACTTACGGCCCGTAAGCTTCTTGCTCCTGCGCCGCCTCCGACGAGTTTTACGACCACCAAGATTATTCATCTCAGCGATGACATCCTTGTGCATCGGATTAACAATTTCATTTAACTTTTTAGACTTTTCCATTTCAACTTTAAGACCCTTTATCTCTTTTTTCATACGAGCATCCTGATCTTTCTTAAGTGTAGCAGTTTTCTGCTTCATTTCAGCAAGGTATGCGTCGTCGTCACATGTTGGCTTTGACCCACATGATCCCTTTCCCCTCATTATTTAACGCACTGATTAAAGTTTGGAGTTCCACTGATTCACCTGCCACGGCGTTGTCATTCCAGTTGCAGTTCCCACAT